ATTGGTAGACACACCAGATTTAGGTTCTGGCGCCGCAAGGTGTGAGAGTTCGAGTCTCTCCGTCCGCACCATCTGAAGTGCTGAAAGCCCCGGAATCCGGGGCTTTCGCGTATCTGGGCCTGGGTAAATATGGGCGTGATCGTTCCCAGCGTGTTCCCAGCGAAAACCAGTGTGCGGCACTGAAACCCTCCTCCCGCGCGATTCGCCGCGTTTTATCTTGACCCATCGAAAACGGGTAATTTTGGTAATTTCATTTTGCGGAACGCCTGAAAGCCTTATCTGTCAGTAGCTTAGGATCGGTTCTTAAAGGTAATTTTTTGGTAATTCAGAGGTAACCAACTTACCTAATCAGATGGTCATGTTCCAAAAAACTCCAGCCCTTTAAAATCAAGCACTTACAGAAAAATTACCTTTTGCCTTACCCGAAATTACCTTTGAAGGTAAGCGGACGAACCCAGCAAATACGGGGCCTCTAGCCGCATTTCGGAAGGGGCTGACCAAAATTACCCATTTCCGAATTCGCCTCTGAAATCGGTTGGCTCGGGTAGCTCCGCAGGCGCTCCAGAAAGAGGCCTCCTGTGCAGGGTTTCGCAGGGGTGCCGGTCACCGAAAACGCCTCTCCAGCGCGCAGCCTGGGCCGCTCTCGGCCGTCCCGCAGGGGTGCGGAAAATGCCATAGGTTTAGCCCGCAGGCGTGGTGGGGGGACGACGGCGCGCGCCGAGGCTAGTGCTACCGGTACACCAGCCGAAGCTGTTGCCGTAGAATTCCGGACAGCATTGAATGCGTTCAAGGAAGGCAATGAAAAGTTTGAATGGTTGGCAGAGGCTGTGGGTAGTAGGAGCATTGATCTATGCAGTCGCTGTAACCTTGCTGGCGGCGCAGCGTTGGCCTACATACAGCTCCGTCTCTGCGAGCAATAGCTGCAGCGAGATGTGGCTTAAAATACGGAATAATGGACGTGCAGCAGAGGGTTTGCCTCGGCTGAGCAAAGCAGAATGCGAGGCGGAACTTGAGAGGGGGCGAACGCCAGCAGCTCTGAGAGCCAAGCGGATCGAGACGGTGATCAGCTCAGTGGCTCTGTGGCTGGTAGGTGCTGGGCTTGCCTACGGCTGTGGCGGGCTCATTGCTTGGGTCCGGCGCGGATTTCGTTCTGCTTCAGACGCAGCTACCCGCCAGAGTTGATCCTGCTCAGCCCTTCGCCGGTAACTCAAACGGCTTGAACCGGATCACCTCATCCCCCAGCCACTCGTTCACCTGGGCCAGTCGCGCTTGGATCGGCTCCAGCTCGTTGACGGCCCACACCTCGGCCGCCTCGCGCAGTGAGCCGAACCCACCGGCGTTGGTCGTCACGATGCCCATCAGCTGAGGCGGGATGCGCAGCGCGGCGAGCAGATCGTCGCGGCTGATGTTCTTGATCGAGCCGAATTCATCCTTCGCCGCCACCTCGCTCACCGGGATCAGCTGCAGCCCGTCCTTCTTGCCGTTCGGCGCGTAGACGAACAGGTTGCGGAAGTTGCCCGGCCCCTTCGCCGACTTCAGCGCCTGGCGCAGCGCGTCGACGTCCGCCTCATTCTGACTCGCGTCGGTCATATACATGATGAACCCGGCGTGGCTGCCGTTCTGGTAATACTTGCGGCGGAAGAGGGTGGCCGACTCGTTCAGCAGCGCCGACTGCAGCGCCGACAGCCACTCCGGCAGCCCGTACACCTCCTGGTTGATATCCGCCTCGCGCAGATGGCAGATGCTGCCGCGCTCGAACTCATGTTCATCCTTCCAACCGCGCACCTGGAAGTAGGTCTCCAGATCCGCACCGCGGCGCATGTACTTCGCCAGCGTCGGCTGCAGGGCCAGCGCCTGGCCGAGCCGGTTTCGCCGCCGTTCCAGGTAGGCATTGCCGCACCAGAGCCAGTCCAGCGCGAACTGGCCGAACGCCTGCCGGCTCAGCAGGCGATGCGGAATGAAGGTGCGCTCGAGCATGTTGCGCTTGAAGTTGAGCCCGCTCTGCAGGAACACACTCGCCCGGGTCGACTTCGCCAGCCCATCCAGCGATAGCGGCGGCTCGTACCAGCGCCCGTTGAGCCAGCATTCCAGGTAGTCGAGCAGCTCGCGCCCATCGAGCACCGGCAGCGGATCGCCGAAGGTGAAGGCCTCCACGCCATCGGCGGGGGCGGTGGTCAGTTCGCTCATCAGCAGATCTCCATGAATCCAGTGTTCGCCGAGGTCTGCCCCTCGAGCGGTTCGTTGTGCAGGGCGTGGAACAGCGCCCACGCCAGGTCAGCGTGGCCGGTCTCGTCGTTGCGCCCGGCGGTGTAGGTCATCTGGCGGCCCGAGGCCGTGATCGTCTTGCGAATCGCCATCAGCGAGCTGGCCACGTCCGTCCAGCCGGCATCGAATTCCAGCCGGCCATTGCGGATCACGTCATAGGCCTTGAGCACCAGGCGCGTCTTCACCTCCGGCGAGTAGCTGAAGGTGGTCACGTTGGGGAAGAACTGGCGGACCAGCTGCGCCACGCCCGAGCCAAGCCCGGTCACGTCCACGCCGATATAGGTCACCCAGTAGCGGTTGCAGGCCTGGCGGATCGCCTCGGCCTGGGCGGCGAAGTCCATTCCGCGGAACTGGTGGCGCTCCAGGATGCGGAACTTGCCGCCCGGCACCGCCGGCGGCGCCACCACCACCATGCCCGCGCTGTCGCCGGTCTCGGCCGGGTCGTAGCCGATCCACACCGGCCGGTCGCCCAGCGGGCGCGCCGCGAACGGCTTGTAGTCCTCGCCCCATTCCACCCAGCTGTCCACCATGCACGGCTGCAGCATCGTCAGCGGGAAGATGCTCGCCCCGTCGTCGACGAACTCGCACATCAGCAGGTTGGCGAACTGCTCCGCGTTGTACTCGAAGCGCAACTCGTCCAAGTCGAACAGATCGCATCCGCGTCGCTCGGCATCGAGGATGGTCACGATCTGCCGCCAGATCTTGTCCTCCCGGCACAGCTTGCCCGGGGCCAGCGTGTCGTGGCGCAGGTCGATCTTCACGTGCTGCGCCGCCGGCTTGCCCTTGTTCAGCCGCTCGCCTGTCCACCACTTGTACGCCGGGTGCCCCATGCTCGACGGCGTCGAGAAGTACGTCTTGCGCCACTTCTTGTGCAGCGCCATGCCCGACGCCACCTTGTTCAGCTCGTCGAAGCCATGCACCCAGAAGAATTCGTCGAAGTAGAAATTGCCGCTGCGCCCCTGGGCGGTGCGGTAGTTTGTCCCGAGGAAGTGCAACTCGGCGCCGTTGGCCAGCACGATCGGGTCGCCCGTCAGCTGCCGGCCCAGCACCTCCTGGACGAACGCCTGCATGTAGTTCTTGAACTGGTGCGCCTGGGCCTTGCTCGCCGAAAGGAGGATCTGAGTATGGCCCGTCAGAAGCGCATCGATCAGCGCCTCGCGGGCGAAGTAAAAGGTCGCGCCGATCTGTCTCGACTTCAGGATCATCCGCGTGCGCATGTTGATCGCCCGGTACCAGTCCAGCTGGTACTCGAAGCAACTGTCGCGGAAGGCCTCCTCGAGCAGCTCGATCTCGCCCTCGTCGAACTCGTTGCGCTTGGGCGGCTTCTTCGGCCTGGCGTTGCGTGCGTCCAGGTTCGGGTTCAGCTCCGCCTGGGTACCGCCAGCCTGGAAACGCTGGATTCGCACCTGCCGCTCCAGCTGGCGGTGCAGCAGGTCGATCTCCTTGAAGTCGCCGCCGGTCTTGCCGTCCTTGAGGATCAGCTGCACGAGCCGAGCCTCCAGCGCGCCACCGATCCGCTCGACATTGTCCGCCCGATCCCACTCGTCCCGGGTTTTCCAGCTGTGGACGGTCTTTTCCTTCTCGCCCAGGTGATCGGCGATATCCGTCACCCGCCAGCCCATCCAGTACAGATGGCGAGCGGTGCGGCGTGGATCCTGGACGGGAATTTCAACGGTCGGTGCATTCATGGCGCCGATGCTGCCGCTCGCGCGCGCGAGTCGTTACTCCGGCGCCCTGTACGTCCGGCCAGTACAGGGCGCGCGAATTGCCCGCGCGGCGCGGGCTGCCGACCATGCCCTCACTACCTGCCCAGCAGCCACCAGTTGAGGACAGCCCGCATGGCCGGCAACAGCAAAAAGTACCGCTCCAAGATGTTCCGCATCGGCGTCGAAGGCGCGACCACTGACGGTCGCACCATCGAACGCAGCTGGCTTGAGGAAATGGCCGCCAGCTACAACCGCGACACCTACGGCGCGCGCATCAACGTCGAGCACATCAAGGGCCTGTCCCCCGACTCGCAGTTCGGCGCCTACGGCGACGTGCTCGCCCTGAAAACCGACGAGATCGAGATCAACGGCGAGAAGAAGCTCGCCCTGTTCGCGCAGATCCAGCCCAACGACGCGCTGCTGGCCCTGAACAAGAAGGGGCAGAAGATCTACACCTCCATGGAAATCCAGCCCAAGTTCGCCAACACCGGCAAGGCCTACCTGGTCGGCCTGGCGGTCACCGACAGCCCGGCGAGCCTGGGCACCGAGGCGCTGGAATTCAGCGCCAAGCACGGCACCCTGACCAGCCGCAAGCAGGACAAGGACAACCTCTTCACCGCCGCCGAGCCGGCCGAGCTCGAGTTCGAAGAGGTGGACGAGACCCCGTCCAAGGTCGCCGGCCTGTTCAAGAAGGTCAGCGAGCTGCTGGGCAAGGGCAAACAGACCGAGGAGCAGTTCGGCGAGCTGGCCGAAACCCTCGAAGCCATCGCCAAGCATTCCGCCGATCAGGCCGAGGCGCTCACTGCCGAGCAGACCGCCCGCAAGAGCCTGGAGACCAGCTTCGCCAAGCTGGAAAGTGACCTGCAGGCGCTGACCAAGCAACTCGGCAACACCCCCGATCCCGAACAGTTCAAGCGTCCGCCGGCCACGGGCGGCGACGGCCAGCAACTGGCCAAGTTCTGACCCCGACCCGCCCACTGGAGCACACCATGCGCAACGAAACCCGAATCAAGTTCAACGGCTACCTGGAGCAGGTCGCCAAGCTCAACGGCATCACCTCGGCCATCGTCAAGTTCAACGTGCTGCCCTCCGTGCAGCAGAGCCTGGAGACGGCGATTCAGGAGTCGGCCGACTTCCTCAAGCAGATCAACATCCTCCCGGTCACCGATCAGGAAGGCGAGGCTATCCAGGTAGGCGTGAATGGGCCGATCGCTGGCCGAACCAACACCTCCGGCGGTAGCCGCCGCAACCCGCGCGAGCGAAGCGCGCTGAGCAAGGATGTCTATTCGTGCAAGCAGACCGATTTTGATAGCGCGTTCCCCTATGCGCAGATCGACGCATGGGCCCGCTTCCCGGACTTCCAGACTCGTCTCACCGCCGCCATTGCCCACCAGCAAGCACTAGACCGCATCATGATTGGTTTCAACGGCACGTCAGCCGCTGCGACCACTGACATTGCGGCCAACCCGCTGCTGCAAGACGTCAACATCGGCTGGCTGCAGAAGATCCGCACCGGCGCTCCGGATCGCGTGATGGGCGAAGCGGTTGCTGACTCCGGCAAGGTCACTATCGGTGCTACTGGTGATTACAAGACCTTAGATGGCCTGGTGTACGACGCAGTGCAAATGCTCGAGCCTTGGCACCGCAAGCACCCCGACCTGGTTGTGTTGGTCTCTCGTGATTTGCTGCACGGCAAGCTGCTCAAGGCGGTCGAGAAGGGTGGCGACTCCAATGAAGAAGAGCTCGCTGCTGATGAAATCATCGCCAAGGCTCGCCTGGCGGGACTCCGCATCGTCGATGCCCCGTTCTTCCCGGACGGCACCGTATTGGTCACCGCTCTCCGTAATCTGTCGATCTATTGGCAGGAGGGTGCTCGGCGTCGGCATGTGAAGGAGGAGCCGGAGTACAACCGCATCGCCGACTACCAGTCGAGCAATGACGCCTACGTCATCGAGGACTTCGGCCTGGTCGCCCTGGTCGAGAACATCGAGGCCGTCTGACCATGAGCCTGAGCCCAGCCCAGATCAACCAGCTGCGTAAGCGTGCCGCCCTGGAGGCGGCCGCCACCGCGCCGGCGCAAACCATGGCCGGCGCCACCACCTACGAACTGCAACTCGCCCAGCTGCATCAGGACCGCCTGCGCCTGAGCCAAATCCAGTCCACCGAGGGCAAGGTCGCGCTCAAGGCACAGCTGTTGCCTGCCTACGTTCCCTACGTGGACGGCGTGCTGGCAGCCGGGCGCGGCGCCCAGGACGACGTGCTCACCACCGTCATGCTCTGGCGCCTGGACGCCGCCGACTACTTCGGCGCCTTGGCCATTGGGCGTTACGTGCTCGAGCACAACATGACCATGCCGGACCGCTTCCAGCGCAGCACCGGCTGCCTGCTCGCCGAGGAGGTGGCCGAGGCCGCCCTCAAGGCGCAAAAGGCCGGCGGGCGCTTCGACACCCAAGTGCTGATCGAGGCCGAGCAGCTCACCCGCGAGCAGGACATGCCCGACGAGGCCCGCGCCAAGCTGCACCTGGCCATCGGTCGCGCCCTGGTCGCCGACCTGCCCGAGGACAACCTGACCGGCACCGATGCCGGCCAGCTCGAAACCGCGCGCACCAACATCGCCCGCGCCATCGAGCTGCACGGCAGCTGCGGCGGCAAAAAGGATCTGGAGCGCGTGCAGCGCCTCCTGAAGAAACACGCGGACAGCAAGCCAGCCGAAACCGGCAACGGCGAGCCCCCAGCGAACGACCAGCCCAACCCCGACCAGGGCAACGGCGAGCCGAACGCAGAGGGCAACGCGGTCGATGAAACCGGCCCCGGCGAGCCATCCGCTAACTGAGCGTCCCCACGCACCCCGGCGGCTCGGGGCCGATCAGCAGGTTTTCTCCTTGGCCCCGCTGTGAAGCCCCGACCACCGCCGACCTATTCGAGCCGCGACCATGAGCGCCTTCATCGCCACCAACGCCACCGCAACCGCCGACCCGTTCCCCATCATCAACGACGGCTGGTTCCCCGACCTGGACGGCGCCCACCTGCGCGCCGCCCTGCGCCTGGACGGCAGCGTGACCGATGCCCGCCTCGAGGTCGCCACCGTCAACGCCCTGATCGAAGTCAACCGCGAGCTGAGCCTCTACCGCCGCGCCCGCGAGGAAGAGGGCCACGCCAGCCTCGCCGCCGTGCCCGCTTCGCAGCTCCAGGGCGAGAGCTACCTCGTGCACCTCTACCGCCGCGCCATCGCCTGCAGCGCCGGCGCCGAGCTGGCCGAGCGCATGCGCGACTACAGCGCCACCGGCGACGGTGCCGAGCGCGCCGAAGCGCTGACCCCGACCGCCGACGAATACCGCCGCGATGCCCGCTGGGCCATCCGCAACATCCTCGGCATCGCCCACACCACCGTGGAACTCATCTGATGGCCAGCCTGCGCGCCCAGCAGGGCGACACCGTCGACGCCATCTGCTGGCGGCACTACGGGCGCACCGCCGGCGTGGTCGAGCAGGTGCTCGACGCCAACCCCGGCCTGGCCGACCTCGGCCCGGTCATCCCCCACGGCACGCAGGTTTTGCTGCCTGAACAGGCCGTGCGCGCCGAACAACGCCAAGTGGTGAACCTATGGGACTGATCTACCTCGCCCTCTACAAGGGCCGCGGCACGCTGTTCAACCGCCTGGTTCGCCTCTGGACGCGCTCCAAGTACAGCCACTGCGAGCTGGTCCTGGCCGATGGCCGCTGGCTGTCCGCCTCGGCCATGGATGGCGGCGTGCGTGCCAAGCGCATCGAGCTGAACCTCGAGCACTGGGACCTGATCCCGCTGCCCTGGGCGGACCAGCGCCAAGTTACCCGCGTCTTTCTTGCCAACGCCGGGCTGGGCTACGACTTCTTCGGCCTGTTCGGCAGCCAGCTGCTGCCGGTCGGCCTGCATAGCCGGCGTCGCTGGTTCTGCAGCGAATTCTGCGCCGCCGCGCTCGGCTTCCCCATGCCGCAACGCTACAGCCCGGCTCAGCTGGGCGAAGTGGTCCAGCACATCAACACCCTCACGCCCAGCGGACAGTGGAATGAAACGCATGCATGACCGTCCCGAAATGGCCTGGCTCGCCACGTGGCTCCAGGAGAATTACCCGATCCTGTATGCAGCAGGCCTGTCGGCTGCCATCGCCGGCTCGCGGTTGATGCTCGGCGGCGGCTCGCTGCGCCGCATCGCCATCGAATCCGTCGTTTGCGGCCTGATCACCCTGGCCGCCAGCAATGGCCTGGCGCTGTTTGGCATCCCGCTGGATGCGGCGCCGTTCTTCGGTGGCATCATCGGCCTGGTCGGCGCCGAGGGCGTCCGCGCCGGCGCCAAGCGCCTGTTCGAGCGCAAGGTGGAGGGCGTATGAGCGAACTCCTCACCATCGGCTCGCGCGGCCTCGCCGTGCGCAACCTGCAGGCTGCGCTCACGCTGGCCGGCTTTGCCGTAGCGGTCGACGGCGACTTCGGCGAGCAGACCGAGCGCGCCGTGGCCGCCTACCAGCGCAAGGTCGGCCTGGTGGACGATGGCGTCGCGGGCCCGAAGACGCTGGCGGCGCTCCACGGCTACGACACCTCGCGCTACCTCAAGCGGCAGGACCTCCAGCAGGCCGCCGACCGCCTCGGCGTGCCGCTGGCCAGCGTCATGGCCGTCAATCAGGTGGAGAGCAGGGGAGAGGGCTTTGCCAGCAACGGCCGCCCGGTGATCCTGTTCGAGCGGCACGTGATGTTCGAGCGGCTGCAGGCCAACGGCCTGAGCGAGGCCGAGGCCGATGCACTGGCCGCCAAGCATCCCGCCCTGGTCAACCGCCAGCCCGGCGGCTACATCGGCGGTACCGCCGAGCATCAGCGTCTCGCCCAGGCGCAGCAGATCCACGCCGCTGCCGCGCTCGAGTCCGCCAGCTGGGGTCTGTTCCAGATCATGGGCTACCACTGGCAGCGCCTCGGCTACCTCGACGCCCGGCACTTCGCCGACACCATGGCGCTCAGCGAGGCTGCCCAGCTCGACGCCTTCGTCACGTTCATCGAAACCGACACCGCGCTGCACAAGGCGCTCAAGGGCCGGAAGTGGGCCGAGTTCGCGCGCCGCTACAACGGCCCGAACTACGCCCGCAACCTCTACGACGTGAAGCTCGCCCGGGCCTATGCGCAGTTCGCCGGCGAACAGGAGCAAGCCGCATGACCCTATATCTGATCCTGCAAGTGGTGCTCGTGGTGCTCAATCTCTGGAATGTCATCCGGGGCCTTTCCGTGGGCAGCTACCCAAGGGTGGTCACCTATAGCCGGAACGACGATTCGCTCGCTCTGCTGCTGGTTCTGGCCGTACTGACCTGGACCATTGCTCTGCTGGCGGGCGCATGACCACCGCCCGCCAGCTCCTCTACGGCCTCGCCCTGGTCGCCGCGCTCTGCCTGCTGATCTGGATCCAGCAGCAGCGCATCGACACCGCCCAGGCGCAGGCCGATCTCGCCACCGAGCGCCTGCAAACCGCCCAACAGCGCAACGCCCGCCAGGCCGCCACCATCACCCGCCTCACCGGCGAAGTCGCCGCCCAGCGCCTGGACCAGCTCGCCCTGCAGCAGACGCTCAGCGACCTGCGCCAGGCCCACGCCACCGATCAGCTCAAGAAGAAGGAACGCCGCCGTGAAGACCCAACCCATGCGACTTGGGCTGCTCAGCCTCTGCCTGATGCTGCTCGCCGCCTGCACCAACGTCCCGCCATCACCGGAGCCGCAGGTTACCGTCAGTGGCTGTCCGGTCGTGACGCGCTGCACGCTGGACCCGGCGGCGCCGGCCAGTAACGGCGAACTCAGCGACGACGGCGACTACCTCATGGCCGCCTGGGGCGAATGCGCCGCCAAGGTGGACATCATCGTCGACCACAACCAGCGCAGCCCCCAGCCATGAACAAGCCCGAATCCCTGCGCGCCCACCTGCTGGCCGCCATCCCCGCGCTCAAGCGCAACCCCGACCGTCTGCTGGTGTTCATCGACAACGGCAGCCTGCGCAGCACCGCCGCGCCCGGCCTGTCGTTCGAATACAGCTACACGCTCAACCTGATCCTCACCGACTTCGCCGGCCATCCGGATGCCGTCGCCATCCCGCTGTTCGCCTGGGTGTTGGTCAACCAGCGTGAGCTGATGGAGAACCAGGAGCGGGGCAGGGACGCCATCAAGTTCGAGGCCGACATCCTCGACAACAGCAAGGTGGACCTGTCCATCACCCTGCCGCTCACCGAGCGCGTGATCGTCAAGCGCCAGGCCGATGGCACCCTGCAGGTCACCCACCCGGCCGAGCCGGTGGTCGATGACGAACTGTTCCTGGTACCGGCCATGCGCGTGGAAACACCAGATGGCGAGCTGCTCGCCGAGTGGGGCGGCAATGGCTGACGACCTGCGCGCCCTCGAGGACTGGGCCGGCGCGTTGCTCGCCCAACTGCAGCCGGCCGAGCGCCGCAAGGTCACCAGCACCATCGCCCGCGACCTGCGCCGCAGCCAGCAGCAGCGCATCGCTGCCCAGCGCAACGCCGACGGCACCCCATTCGCCCCGCGCAAGCCCCGGCAGGAGCTACGCGCCAAGGCCGGGCGCATCAAGCGCAAACGGCAGATGTTCACCAAGCTGCGCACCGCCCGTTACCTGCGCCTGCAGAGCGATGCCAGCACCATCGCCATCGGCTTTGCCGGCCGGCTCTCGCGCATTGCCCGCATCCACCAGTACGGCCTGCGCGATCGCCCTGCGCCCGGCGCGCCGGATGTGCAGTACGCCCGCCGCGAGCTGCTGGGCTTCACCGACGCGGACCTCGAGCTGATCCGCGAGCGCCTGCTCGAGCACCTGGTGCGCTAACCCTGTAACGCCAGCCGCTTCACAGCCCCGCGAATGCGCCCCGCGCGCGCGAACGCCAGCATGGGGCCATGAATATCACCGACCTCCTGCGCCGCCTCGAAAACCTGATCCGCCTCGGCACCATCGCCGCGGTGGACCATCAGGCCGCGCGCTGCACCGTCAGCACCGGAGGGCTCAGCGTGCCGAACCTGCCGTGGCTCGCCCTGCGCGCGGGTGACAGCAGCGACTGGGACCCGCCCACGGTCGGCGAGCAGTGCATCCTCGTCGCGCCAAGCGGCGAACCGGCCCTGGGCGTCGCCCTGGTCGGGCTCTACTCACAGCAACGTCCGGCACCGTCGAACAGCGCCACCGTGCGCCGCCGGAAATACCCGGACGGGGCTGTGATCGATTACGACCACGCCACCCACACCCTCAGCGCCACGCTGCCCGCCGGCGGCAAGGCCCAGCTCACCGCACCGGGTGGCGTCACCATCCTCGGCAACGTCGATATCACCGGCACCGTGACCGTCAGCGAAGACGTGATCGCCGCTGGTATCAGCCTCGTCAGCCACGTGCACGGCGGCGTACAAAGCGGCCCGAGCAACACAGGGGTGCCGAAATGATCGGCATGTCCGCCACCACCGGCCGCACCATCACCGGCGCCGCGCACCTCGCGCAATCCATCGCCGACGTGCTCACCACGCCGATCGGCAGCCGCGTCATGCGCCGCGAATACGGCAGCCTGCTGCCGGACCTGATCGACGCCCCCTTCAATGACGCCACCCGCCTGCAGGCCTACGCCGCCGTGGCCATGGCCCTGATGCGCTGGGAGCCGCGTATCCGCCTGAGCCGCGTGCAGCTCAGCCTCGGCGAGCAGCCCGGCCAGGCCTACCTGGACGTTGAAGGCAGCCGCACCGACAGCAACGAGCCGCTCAGCCTGCGCGTGCCGCTCGCCCTGGGAGCCGCCGCATGAGCACCTTTACCCCGATCGATCTCGCCCAGCTGCCGACGCCCGATGTGGTCGAGCCGATCGACTACGAAACCATCCTCGCCGAGCGCAAAGCCTTCGCCATCAGCCTCTGGCCCGCCGACAAGCAGGCCGAGGTCGCCGCCACCCTGGCGCTGGAATCCGAGCCGCTGACCAAGCTGCTGCAGGAGAACGCCTACCGCGAAACCCTCTGGCGGCAGCGCGTCAACGAAGCCGCACTGGCCGTCATGTTGCCGTTCGCCAAAGGCGCGGACCTGGAGCAGATCGGCGCTCGCTTCAATGTCGAGCGTCTGACCATCACCCCGGCCAACCCCAACGCCGTGCCGCCGGTGCCAGCGGTGATGGAAGATTACGAGGCCATGCGCGAGCGCATCCAGATGGCCATGGAGGGGCTGAGCACCGCCGGCCCGCGCAACGCCTACATCTTCCATGCGCGCAGCGCCGATGGCCGTGTGGCCGACGCCTCCTGTATCAGCCCCAGCCCGGCCGAGGTCATCGTCACCGTGCAGAGCGCCTTGGGCGACGGCAGCGCCGATGCCGACCTGCTCGCCGTGGTAGATGCCTACCTCAGCGACGAAGACCGCCGCCCGGTCGGCGACCGTCTCACCGTTCAGGGCGCGGAAGTGCTGGCCTACAGCGTCAACGCCGTGCTCTACCTCAACACCGTCGGCCCCGAGGCTGAGCCGATCCGCGCCGCCGCCGAGGCTCGCGGGCTCGTCCTGGTCAGCCAGCGCCGCCGCCTGGCGCAGGAGGTCAACCGCTCCGCCCTGGACGCCGCCCTGCACATCGAGGGCGTCAAGCGCGTCGAGCTGCCCGGCTGGGTCGACGTGGTCGCCACTGAAACCCAGGCACCGTACTGCACCGGCTTCACCGTCACGGTGGCGGAGGCCTGATGGCGAGCCTGAGCCTGCTGCCACCCAACGCCAGCGAGCAGGAGCGCCTCGCCGCCGGAGCCCTCGCGCAGATCGAGCGCGTGCCGGTACCGCTGCGCCAGCTCTGGAACCCGGACACCTGCCCGGTGGAGCTGCTGCCGTACCTCGCCTGGGCGTTCTCCGTCGATCGCTGGTCCAGCGCATGGCCCGAGCGCGCCAAGCGCGCCGCCATTAAGGCCGCGTACTTCATCCACGCCCACAAAGGCACCATCGGCGCGCTGCGCCGGGTCGTCGAGCCGCTGGGCTACCTGATCGAAGTGCGCGAGTGGTGGGAGGAGCAGCCGCTCGGCACGCCCGGCACCTTCCGCCTGCTGGTCGGCGTGCTGGATACCGGCATCACCGAAGCGATGTACCAGGAACTGACCTGGCTGATTGACGACGCCAAGCCCGTCAGCCGCCACCTGGTGGGCCTGGCCATCGGCCTGGACGTCACCGGCACGGCCCACATCGGCGCCGCGCTCACCACTGGCGACGAACTCACCGTCTACCCACCCGCATCGCGTGACATCGAGGTCGGCGGCACGCTGGCCTGGGGCGCGCGCGAACACGTCATCGACACCATGGACATCCGCTGATATGGCAGACCAGAACTCGCAATATATGGCCATGCTCACCGCTGTCGGCGAGGCCAAGCTGGCCAACGCCACCGCCCTGGGCGTCAACCTGAACATCACCCAGCTCGGCGTCGGCGATGCCAACGGCGCCGAACCGATGCCGAGCCGCACCCAGACAGCGCTGATCAACGAGCGCCGCCGAGCGCCGCTCAACCAGCTGAGCATCGACCCGAACAACAGCGCCATCATCATCGCTGAGCAGGTTATCCCCGAGGACATTGGCGGCTGGTGGATCCGCGAGATCGGGCTGTATGACGAAGCGGGCGACCTTGTTGCCGTCGCCAACTGCCCGCCAACCTTCAAGCCCGAGCTTGCCCAGGGCAGCGGCCGCACCCAGGTGGTGCGGCTCAACATCCTGGTGAGCAGCACCCAGAACATTCAGCTGAAGATCGACCCGAGCGTGGTGCTGGCGACGCGGGCCTACGCGGACTCGCTGATCGTCGGTCACCTGGCCGCCGCGGATCCGCACCCGCAGTATCAGCTTCGTGGGCCGGTAACGACACTGTCGGCCAATACCGCAATCACAACGGGCCAGCTTGGCCTGTTGCTGCTCGATGCCGCCGGCGGCAACCGCACCTTCACACTACCGGCTGCGAACGCAGCCCTCGGCGTTCGGGAGGTTACGCTGCGTCGCGTCGACGTGACCAGCAACGCATTGGTGATCGCCGCGAGCGGTAGCGACAAGCTCATGCTCGACACAACGGCCGAGGCCGCCGGGCAAGCAACGACCGAACTGCTGTTCGCCGGCGACTTCCTGCGGCTGCGCAGTGATGGCGCCGGAAAATGGTGGTGCGTCGGGCAGGCGCAACTTCCGGGCAGCCTGCAGTCTGGCTGCGTTACTTGGGACATTGCGGGCGTCTTCAACTGGCAGGTGCCAGCGGTTCTTCGCAGCGGTCGGGTTCGGCCGTGGGGCGCTGTTACAGGTTCAGGAGGATCTGGTTCGCGGAACAATGACACTGCTGGCGGCGGCGGTGGCGGAGGTGGCACCGACGAGGGGCCGCTAGACCTAACGGGCGTGACGAGCCTAATTATTACCGTTGCCCCCGGTGGGGTCCGTCAAGCATCTGGGCTGTCTGGCAATAGTGGCTCAAGTTCGTCAATTGGCACCTACCTCACCGCAACAGGCGGCAACGGAGCCAGCCCTGCGGGACAAGGCGGCACCGGAGGCGACGGTATAGCGGGGAAAGTGAGACGTCGTGGCTCCCCTGGATCAGCGGCCGTAGCAGCCATAGGCACTTCGACGTACGCGGCGGGTAATGGTGGCGATAGCGCTAGATCGGGAGGGGGCAGGGCAGCCCGGCAGTCGTCCGCTACTGTTGGTGAAGATGGAAAGCATGGCTCCGGTGGCGCTGGCTCAGTTGGCAGTGCAAACGCGGGTAACGGTGGTGATGGTATTGCCGAAGTACGGTGGGGGTGATCATGTGGGCGAGAATTGAAAACGGCACAGTGGCTGAGATCACGGATATCGATCCAACAGGGCGCTTTCATCCCTCGTTGCTCTGGCAGCCAGTCGGGCAGGTAGACGGCTGTGGTCCAGGATGGCTATGGGACGGCAAGACCTTTACCGCTCCGACCATCACTGCACCTGACGCAGAGGAACTCTGCGCCCGCATTGACGCCGCCGCCGATGCCGCGCGATCCCGCGTTGCGGGCGACCCGCTGCGAGCCGTCGAATACGACCGCGCACGCATCGAGGCGCAGGCCTTCGCCGACGTCGGCTATCCAGCAGACGCGGTGCCCCGCACCGTTGCCGCCTGGGCCATCAACGGCCGCACCGCGCAGCAGGCCGCAGACAGCATCCTGGCCGAGGCCGCAGCGTACACCGAGGCGCTGTACGTCATCCGCGAAACACGTCTGGCCGCCAAGGAGCAGATCCGCACGCTGATGGACGCCGGCGAGGTCGAGCAGGCGCAGCTGCTGGCCGAGCAGACCATCGCTGTGATCGAGGCGGCGGTGGCGGGCGTCGGGAACAACGCAGGCGGATGAGCCATCGTGGACGTTGCAAGGGAAAAGCCAGCAAGGTGTAATCGGGCTCCGCAATCAGCGTAAGGAGCGCGCAATGGCTGGGAAAGAGATCAAGCAGTACACCGCCTTCGAGCGGTTCGCTAACCGATACGAGAACAACAACCCCCTTATGCCCTTCTTTGCGATTGGCCTCTCGGCTGTTGGTCTTGGCGTGGTAGATCGCTTGTTCTGCAAGGTCGCGGCGGACTACACGGTAAAGCGAATCGAGAATCTGATGATCGAGACGGAAAAGCGGGTAGATAAGAAGTTAGATGATCCGGCGTCGGAAGCGTTCATGTCAGCTCTTTACCAGTGCTTGCCAGGTGTTCTGGAAACACAAAGCGAAGAGAAGGTTCGCATGTTCGCTGCGATCCTAGCGGGGACTTGGAATGACGCGGATCCAAGTTGGGACCAAGTAGCGCAGTCGCTGCGATTGGTGCGTCAGCTCGAGGACGTTCACATTTTCATACTTCGGAAGGCGCTAGAGCTCAGTCCGCTGGAGAAAGTGGTTGTCACGTTTAGCATCGGCGGCAATGGCTATCCATCTAGCATCGCGCTTGAAGATTTGTTGCCTAACATCGAACCAATGTTCATTGCCTCCTGTGTCTCGGACTTGATCGCAATGGGGCTGGTCAACGACTTCTTTGAAACGGGCAACACAGCAACCTTTGATAGCCAGAGGGATACCACGCCACGAGAAGCACCGCAGGGTTACGCAATATCCCGACTTGGGCGCTGGCTGCTAGAACGCATTTCCGCAGGATTCAACCCGCCGCCTTCTTCCGTGTAACCCCCACCGCTACACAGCCCGCCGCGTGCGCCTCTTGCGCGCGCGCGTCACCCTCAAGGCTCACTGATCAGGCATACGCCCCGCAGGAGCCTCCCGCATGTCGACCGATTACCATCACGGCGTCCGCGTCCTCGAAATCAACGAGGGCACCCGCCCCATTCGCACCGTTTCCACCGCCGTGGTGGGCATGGTCTGCACCGCGTCGGATGCTGATGCGGTCAAGTTCCCCCTCAACAAGCCGGTGCTGCTCACCGACGTGCTCACCGCCTCCGGTTCCGCCGGCGAGCTGGGCACCCTGGCCCGCAGCCTGGATGCCATCGCCGACCAGGCATCGCCCGTCACCGTCGTGGTGCGCGTGGAAGAGGGCGCCACCGAGGCCGAGACCACCAGCAACATCGTCGGCGGGGTAACCGCCTCCGGCCAATACACCGGCCTCAAGGCACTGCTGGCTGCTGAGGCCCAGCTCGGCGTCAAACCGCGCATCCTCGGCGTGCCCGGGCTCGATTCGCTGCCGGTCACCACCGAGCTGGTATCGATCGCCGAGAAGCTGCGCGGCTTCGCCTATGCCAACGCCTACGGCTGCGAGACCGTCAGCGATGCCATTGCCTACCGCGCCGGCTTCGGTGCGCGTGAGCTGATGCTCATCTGGCCGGACTTCGTTTCCTGGGACACCGTGGCGAACGCCAACGCGCCGGCCAGCGCCATCGCTCGCGCCCTGGGCCTGCGCGCCAAGCTCGACGAGCAGGTCGGCTGGCACAAGACGCTGTCCAACGTGCCGGTCAACGGCGTGTCGGGCCTCTCCAAGGACATCTACTTCGACCTGCAGAACCCCGCCACCGACGCCGGCCTGCTCAACGCCGACGAGGTCACCACACTGATCCGCCGCGACGGTTTCCGCTTCTGGGGCTCGCGCACCTGCAGCGCCGACCCGCTGTTCGCCTTCGAGAACTACACCCGCACCGGCCAGGTACTGGCAGACACCATGGCCGAGGGGCACTTCTGGGCGGTGGACAAGCCCATGCACGCCTCACTGGTGCGCGACATCGTCGAGGGCATCAACGCCAAGTTCCGCGAGCTCAAGCGCGGCGGCTACATCATCGATGGCGAATGCTGGTTCGACCCTGCCGCCAACGACAAGGACACCCTCAAGGCCGGCAAGCTCTACATCGACTACGACTACACCCCCGTGCCGCCGCTGGAAAACCTCCTGCTGCGCCAGCGCATCACTGACCGCTACCTGGTCGACTTCGCCGCCGGCATCACCGCCGCCTGACCCCATTGACCCGCGCGGCCTCGGCCGCGCCGTAGGAGAGCCCAGCCATGGCCCTGCCCAAAAAGCTGAAACACATGAACCTGTTCAACGACGGCAACAGCTACGTTGGCCAGTGCAAGTCCGTCACCCTGCCGACCCTCGGACGCAAGCTCGAAGACTGGCGCGGCGCCGGCATGGATGGCCCGGTGAAGGTCGACATGGGCCACTCCGACGACGGCATCCAGATCGAATGGACCCTCGGCGGCTGGGACCTGACCGTGCTGCGCCAGTTCGGCGCCGTGAAGGCGGACGGCGTGATGCTGCGCTGGGCCGGTTCCGTACAGCAGGACGACACCGGCGCCGTGACCGCCGTCGAGGTGGTCGCCCGCGGCCGGCACGAGGAGATCGACTTCGGCGATGCCGAATCCGGCGAAGACACCGAGCACTCCATCACCACCACCTGCACCTATTACAAGCTCAGCGTGGACGGCAACGTCGAGATCGAGATCGACCTGCTCAACTTCGTGTTCATGGTCAACGGCGAAGACCGCCTCGCCGAGCACCGCAAGGCTATCGGCCTGTAAGCCATGCACGGCCAACGCCCACCGTTTCGCAACCCGTCGCAGCCGCCAAGCGCTGCGGCAACCCCAACCCCAAGGAGCACACCCATGAGCAAGACCAGCGATCCCATCGTCCTCGAGCAGCCCATCAAGCGCGGCGAGAACAGCATCACCGAAATCACCCTGCGCAAGCCGGCTGCCGGCGAGCTGCGCGGCCTCAAGCTGGCGGACCTGATCAACGGCGACGTCAACGCCACCATCCGCCTGGTGCCGCGCATCAGCCAGCCGACACTCACCGAGCAGGAGGTGGCGGCCCTGGACGTGGCCGATCTGCTGGGCTGCGCGGATGCCATCGCCGGTTTTTTGCAGAAGACGGGCAGCACGGCGGAATCCCCCGCCGCGTAGACGACGTGATGGCGGACATCGCCCTGGTGTTCCACTGGGGGCCGGAGCAGATGAACGCCATGCCCCTGCATGAACTGATGGACTGGCGCGAGCGCGCCATCGAACGATGGGAGCGCACGCATGGCGCGTGATCTGAACCTCAAGGTCAACCTCCAGGCGCTGGACAACGCCACCCGCCCGCTGCGCACCATTGCCAGCGGCGCGACCAGCCTGGGTCGTGCGCTCAAGGACACCCGCGGCGAACTCAAGGGCCTGCAGGCCCTGCAGAAGGACGTCAGTTCATTCCGTAACCTCAAGGGCGCTGCCGACCAAACCGGCGGCGCCCTGCAAGCCAACCGCGAGCGCATCAAGGCGCTGTCCCGCGAGCTGGCCAGCACCGCCACGCCCACCCGGGCACTGACGCGTGAATTCCAGAGCGCGGTCCGCCAGGGCCACGCCCTCAAGCAGAAACACAACGAGCAGCAGCGCGAGCTGCAGGGCCTGCGCGGCAAGCTCGGCGAGGCGGGCATCAGCACCCGCAATCTCTCCGACCATGAGCGCGAGCTGCGCCAGCGTGTCGAGCGCACCAACCAGACGCTAGGCCAGCAGGAGCAGCGCCTCAAGCAGCTCACCGCCCAGCAGAAGCGCCTCGGCCAGGCCAAGGCCGACTATGACCGCACCCAGCAGCTGGCCGGCAGCATGGCCGCCAGCGGCGCCGGCGGGTTGGCCACCGGCAGCGGCATGCTCTACGCCGGCGCGCAGCTGATGGCGCCCGGGCTGGAGTTCGACGCGGCCATGAGCAAGGTGCAGGCGCTGACCCGCCTCGATGGCGCGTCCGAGGAAATGGCCGCGCTGCGCGAGCAGGCCCGCCAGCTCGGTGCCAGCACCCAATTCACCGCAGGGCAGGCGGCAGAAGCCCAGGGCTTCCTGGCCATGGCCGGCTTCAAGGCCGAATCCATCCAGGCGGCCATGCCCGGCATGCTGGATCTCGCCAAGGCGGGCGACAGTGGCCTGGCTGAAACGGCAGACATCGCCTCCAACATCCTCACCGGCTTCAACCTGCAGGCGAGCGAAACCGGGCGCCTGGGGGACGTCCTGGTCGGCACCTTCACCCGCTCCAACACCAACCTGCAGATGCTCGGCGAAACGATGAAGTACGCCGCGCCTGTCGCCGCCTCGGTGGGGCAGAGCATCGAGACGGTCGCCGCCATGGCCGGCAAGCTGGGGGATGCCGGTATCCAGGGCAGCATGGGCGGTACCGCGCTGCGCGCCATTCTCAACCGCCTGAGCGCGCCACCGAAGGCTGCAGCGGACGCCCTGAATACGCTCGGCATCAGCGCCGTGGACGCCCAGGGCAACCTGCGCGACATGCCCACCGTGCTGCAGGAGATCTACGAGAAAACCAAGAACATGGGCGACGCCGAGCGCGCCGGCCTGCTCAAGGGCATCGCTGGCGAAGAAGCGGTCGCAGGCCTGCAGGTCCTGGTCAAGCAGGCCGGCAGCGGTGCGCTGCAGGAGTTCGTCAGCACCCTCAAGAACACCGAGGGCGAGGCCAGCGCCACGGCCAAGACCATGGCCGACAACCTTCGCGGCGATCTGTCCGCCATGGGCAGCGCTTGGGAAGACCTCGGCATCCAGCTGCAGGAACAACAGAACGGCCCCATGCGCGAGATCACCCAGACCATCACGGGCATCATCGGCGGGGTGAAGGGCTGGATCGCC